AGGTGTTGGGGAGTTGTAGTGCCTACTCCGACCCTTCCTTCAAAGATAGCCGCATATCCATATTGGTCGGTTCTATCTGTTTTTACATGGAGAACAGGGCTGTCGTTGAATGCGTGGTCGTCATGCAGATATACCAATGGGGTGCTAGTGGAATCATCATTCCTATACACCTTCAAACCGTGAACTGACCCATCAGTCTGCTCTATGTCTAATTTAGCATCGGGACTCGTAGTGCCTATTCCGAAATTCCCTGCTGACTCATCGAAATAGAACCCTGTTGCGGTGTTTGTCCCGTATAGGTGGAAGTCCCTTGATTTCGTGTGTATCTGATTTATTCCACTCCAAGCACCGAACGAGAACCAAGAATTGATTGCAGAATCAACATCACCTGCCATGATGTATGCCCCATCTGAGGCGGCTTCCATCTGAATTGCATAGTTGTCCGTTGTGTCTTGAAGCCTAATGGCTTGGTCAGCCGTTCCTGAAATATGGAGTTGAACATCAGGACTCGTAGTGCCTATTCCGACATTACCTGCCCCTGTGATTCTCATTCTCTCTGCGGTTGTATCCCCGCCGGAATCAGTATTGTTGGTTGAGAAGGTCAATGCGCCTCTTGAGTATGAAGCCTCGACAACGTGGCTTATCTTCGCACCTACTGTTGAACCATCAGTTGATTGAGCAAAGCCAATTGAAACTGCATCTCCGGCGGTGCTGGCTTCTGTGGATTTGAGCATGAGATGGAAATCGCCATCTTCGTCCTGTGTCCCATCATCATAATCATAAGCAGTTGCTTCAATATGGAAACGAGAAACCGGACTGGTAGTGCCGACTCCTATATTGCCCGAACCAATGAACATTCTTGCAGTTCCCGCAGTAGTAAAGGTCTGCGTATCTGTCCCAAAACCAATCTTGTTGTTTGTATCACCGTCATGGATTAGGTCGGATGCCATTGTCATTGTTCCTGATACAGTTAAATCTCCTGTCAATCCCAAAGTGCTTCCATCAAAAGTTAAATTTGATTCGACGGTTGCCTCATCAGCATCCTTGTAGGTCAAGACCCCATTAGCCGTTGAGCCATCGAATCCTATGCCTCCACCACCACCTGTGTCTATGGAATCCTGTAAGTCGTCAATCGTCATGTATTTCCATGCCGAAGCGGATTCATCCCACAGCAATATCTTGTCATCCGTGGCATCGGTTGATTCTGTTAGTTGGGACAGGTTAGCAGGATCATCCAAACCAAGAGTGGCAGAATAAGATCCCGAACCCGTGTTCGTTTCGCTCGCTATCGTAATCGGGGATGTGACTGTGAGATCAACGCCTGTGATGTCGCCCGTATTGGTGGTGTACCCATATGCCTCAATCTTGTCTTGGATAGCGGCTGATGTCATTAGGCTAGTGTCGTCGTCTGAAAAGGACTCGCTACTGAGTTGAATGCTACCTGCGGCCAAGTTGGAGACTGTTATCCCACTTAGGCTTGTTATGAAGCCGAATGAGTTTGCCTCGATGTAGTTCTTGATTCCTGCCGCAGTAAGGAATGATGTGTCGTTGTTAGCGAAGGAAGACACCTCGGAACTGGTCTGAACAGCCGCCCCTGCAAATTGGGCTACTGCTAAACCTCCTACGTTGAGTGTATTCCCTGACTTCGACAACCCTGTTCCTGCGGTTATCTGACCTGTCCCTGAGAATTGAGTGAACGTCAAGGACGTTGAGTCGAGCGTGATGTCATCATTGGTAGTCAATATCCATCCTGTGTCACCTGCGGCAGAGCCTTCTTCCACCCAAACATAGAGTCCCGCCGTGACCTCCACATCGGCGTCAGCATCAGAGGCCCGTGACCACCCGCTTGCCGAAGCGACATAGATGCCATTCTCTGACCCATCACTTTGGTCTTTGACGAGAACCCTGTCATTTGCTTGCACGGATACTCCGTCAATGGTCTGCGTCCCACTAAGGGTGATATTAGCCGTTGTAGCGACTCTCACGGAGTCTTTCGTGTCTAGCCCCTGCTTGAGTCCATCAACATACGATCTCGTTGCTATCGTGCCAGTATCCACATTGAACGTCAGAGTCTCATTACCCGACTGATCGGTGGTGAAGTCGCCACCGCCCGACAAGCCGGTTCCTGCGGTTAGGGTGATTGTGGCGTTGTTGGCCGATGGCACTCCGGCTATGGTTATCTGATGAGGTGTGGTGGTTGTATCGGGTGTGAGTGTGACGTTGCTCCCCGCGACCAGTTTGATGTCCTGAGTGCCACTCCCCGCACCTCCCGCCGTCAAACGAATCAATGCATCATTCGATGAGTCCACTACTGATGGAACATAGGTCGTCTGAGTGTTGGTATCTGTGGATGAGAGAACCCCGTTTGATGCGGATATGTTAGTCCCTGCGAGAAGGGTCGCCAAAGCATCGACAGTAGTGCGTTGCTCAGTCGAACCATCTGAATCCAAAGTAAGGAACGAGTCACCTGATGCGGGTGTGACCGCACTAAACTCGGAGACATCCACGTTTATTGTAATATCACCATCACTACCTCCGCCCGATAACCCTGTACCTGCAACGACTCCTGTGATGTCTCCTTGAGTGGATGCCGTGATTGTGATCTGTGGAGGGGATGTCCCGGCATCCGGGGTAAGTGTGACATTGGTTCCCGCTACCAACTTGATGTCGTCATTGCCACTTCCCGAACCACCTGCTGTAAGTCGTATCAAAGCATCATCAGATGAATCGACTACTGTCGTTGAGTAAGTGGTGTCATTCGATGCTACCGTGATTTCATCTGATGATTGGGTAATCGTTGTATTTGTCCCGCCCGTGAATTTGACGGTATCCGTGCCACTTCCCGAACCTCCTGCGGTCAAGACGAGGTTCGCCCCTCCTGATACAGTCGCAGAACTGATTGCATAGGTATGGTTGTCGTTTTCATCCGTTCCCCATGCTATTGCTCCCCCTGCACCTGTTTTGAGGACTTGACCGGAAGAACCGCGATCCGTAGGGAATGTGAATGCGTTGCCTCCTGAGTTAAATTTCACTTTGCCCGTCCCATGCGGGTCAAAGGTAATGTCGTCATTGTTATTCGATGTCTTGAATGTCAGGGGCGATGCTGTGACTATCTCCCCCCCATCACCCGTCGTGTGTATCCTTATGTCATAGTCATCGGATTCAGGTGATTTGAGGTCTATACGCGCACCAACGTCACCACCCATCTCCAATGTGGTATATCCCGCATCAGGGGCATTCGTTCCACCCGTCTTGACAATGAAACTCTCTCCTTCTCCCTTGTCTATGGTGAGTATCGCGCCGCCCGAATTACCAAGAGGGTCGTATGTGAATGTGGACTCTGCTTGGAATGAGTCTGTCCCGATTGCAGTAATCATGCGGTTGTTAGAACCATTAGACATGAAGTCGCTGACATCCACGCTGAACTCGGAACCAGTAATGTCTATTCCTGTCCCTGCCGTTGGGACAGATGCGTCAGTCAGTCCGATGTTGGTTCGGGCTTGTAGTTTCTGTGCAGTAGTGAATGAGTTGGTTTGGTCGGCCCTGACTCTCAATGCAAGAGCATTATTGATGACCGTGCCAAAGTTGGATTGATCATTCACAGCCGCCGCGAGTTCATTCAGAGTGTCCAATGCACCGGGGGCCGAATCAATCAGAGCCGCTACTTCGGAATCGACGTATGCCTTGATGGATTGCTGAGAAGCGGCATGGGTAGCAGAGTCAGATGCCATGTTGTCTTCGTCTTTGAGGTCGAGTGTGATGGTGGCAGAGTAATCTCCGCTTCCCGTATTGGTTTCGCTCTGGATGAGCATCCCCGTCCCTGCGGTCAGATCGACACCCGATGTGATGTCAGCCAAGACCGCATAGCCATAGGACAGTATCTTGTCTTGTATGGCCGCAGATGTCATCAAGGAGGTATCGTTGTCAGCAAAGGACTCCGAACTGATTTGTAGGCTACCTGCGGCTAACTCGGAGACTGTCAAGTCAGCCACATTGAGAGTAATCGCCCCACTTGTTGCCGTTCCAGTCAGACCCGTCCCTGCCGCAACGCTATACACTACTCCTGAGACACCGCCGATTGAACCGCCTGTGATGCTTACCGCATCGGAGTCCTGTGTTGCCATCGAACCAAGACCAAGAGATGTGCGGGCCGTTGCACCACTCTCTGCCGCCCAATTACTTCCATTTCCTACGATGAATACGCTATCAGAGGGGGTCATTTGGGCTAAAGTGGTTAGATCCCCATCATAGGTCTGGTATGTGTTCCCCCCGGAAACCTCTCCCGATGCCGGATTAACTATCGGATCATCACCCGACGCGAGAAGGCTGAATGTGACGACCTCATACTGGAGAGTATATCGGAAGAGTTTCTTGCTTCTGTCTGACAAGTCAGTCCTCGTCTTGAATATGGCTCGATCGAAGTTAGTCCCGTCACCCTTCCTGAAACCATGGATGATGCGTCTGACTTCATTCCTCAACTCTGATAGCCTGTCTCTGCTATCCACCGTCCTTATGTCGATGGTGATGTTGACGTGTTCGTTGACGTAATCATAGAGGAGTTCGGGCTGTGCCTCATTATGTGCTGTCTCAAAGATACGGATGACATCGTTGTCGAGCATCCTCACTCGCTTCGCATCGCCCTTGTCGAGGTCAGCGATGTCCTCGATGGATGGTTCCGGGGGCTTCGACCAATTGGTTTGGAGGATGTCCCTCAATGCGATTATCGGATCAGCCATCGAGTGCGGCCTCCAATCTCTCTATCGCATTATCCCTTCGTTGCCTTGACGCACTATTCTCGACCTGTTTCATGGCAATCCCCTCCAATTCTTCTTCGGAATAGTTCAGACCATCTGCTTCGGACATCTCTCTCTCACGCTTAAGAGTAGCATCGAACATAGTCCTCTCCGCTCTCGCGGAGTCTTCGATGTCCTTGGAGGTTTGCTTTAGGACTTCATTCAGGTTCTTGTAAAAGGTAATGAGTTTATCCACAGACTAACCACCCATGCCCGCTACGATTATGCTCTCTTGGTATGGGATTAGGAGTCTCTTGACCTCTTCATCCAACTTCTGAATCTTTGAGTTTAGATCGACGTTTTGTGTTCCCTCTGGGAACATGGCAGTATAGTCATCAGTCATCAGGATGTCCATAGCAACCAACTTGGTGCAAGCATCTTCGATTGTCTTGTCGAGATACCTCTCCCCATAGATGTATGAAATCTTGAGGCTGTGATTCTCAAAGAAAGGATACTGGTTGTTGAACATGATTGCCCCGTTGTCCTCTATCGACCACCAGTCCTTCTGCCTCTGCTCATCAGTAGAGTCACTATCAAACGTCGTTTGCTTCATGACCGTGCTTGTGGTGAGTCCTGCTTGGAAGTTAGAAGTGAGGTCATCTACTATCGTTATGTTGTTTCCACTCCTAGTGCATCTTGCTACTCGTATGGATGTCCCGGAGCCATAGTAATACAAGCCATTGCCTTGAACGAAACCAGAACCATCAGCAACGGCAAACGTGCTTCCTGTCGAAGCAACGGTGGAACTGTTGGTATTGCTCAAATCAAAACCAAAACAACTCTCGTTAGTGACGGCAATAGTGACCATCTCCCCCTCGTCAGTAGATCTCATGCTACTAATCAGGACGTTGCCATCTCCTTCATCGCTGTTTGCAGTAGCCAAGAACTCATGAGCGACATTGAGTGCTTTGCTATTCTCAGTCATGGTTCCTATCTGTATGGCTGTCTTACCTGTTGTCGAATCCTCGTTGATCAGATTGCCAATCTCACTAGCGATCGTCTTCACTCCGAAATCCTTAGCCCATGTGGTTGCTGTTGTCCCACTAGATAGGATGGCCGTATGGGCAATGCTCGGACATAGGAATATCTTATCCGTGCCATTGAGCAGATGTGGTTCCTTTACGACAAGCCTGATTCTAGCAGCCGCTAGTTCACGATACTTGTCCCCTTGCCAGACACCCATTCTCAATATTCTCTGGATGGGGCGGCTTCTCAGATAGATAGCACCGACATAATCCGTGTAGTATCTGCGCCGATATGGCTTGAATGTAGTGAAGTTCTGATACTCATCGACAACCATGCGTGGTCGCCATGATACTCTGCATATCCTGTCGATGTAATCCTGCCTCCTTTGGATAAGAGTTTCAACCTGTGATTTGGTTATGCCTCTCTGTGAGGAGTTGGAAAGTATGGTTGATGGTTGCACCTCTGCGTTGTTCGCCTTGGTGTATGCTGTTCCGGGGTCAACAGCCTTGAGGAATACCCCTCCGCTCGATCCCGATGATTCGACACCTGTGAGTGTCAAGGAACTGCCCAATGCATCAACATCGTCATAGAGCGTTATGACATCATCCGTTGCGAACCCCCATCTTCGGTAGTCCTTGCCGGAGATTGGTATCTTGATGTAGGTCACGCCACCATCAGTTGCCGTCGAGGTATTCCCTATCAATTCGGTTGGCTTTGCTTCGGGGAGTTGGAGATAAGCCTCGACCTTCGCTACTGTCGTATATACTAGGTCAGTTGGATAGAGTGGCTGATCTGGCCTATGACCCGGTGTGAACACTCTCGGCACTAAGCATCACCCATGTCTCCCCAAATTGTAGTCCATGTCGTATCCGCATCCGGCACATCTTGGAGTCCAACAAAAATGAAGGAGGCTGCAATTCTTACATCGTGTTCCTGATGTAATGTTCTGAATGTCATATCTCTCCCTTCCTCTTACTTTCATTTTGATCGTCTGCGCCTTAGCGAGGTTCTTCTTGCTAAAGGGAGAATCACTCTCATGGATAGAACCTTCGCCTGTGGCTATCTCAGCCATGCGAGTCTTACGACGACGCTCTATTGCGTGTGCTTCTTCAAAGCAGATTTCACCGACTTCTAGTCCCACCGGCAAGCCCCCGATTAGGCTCGTCCACCTGTGACTGACAGATATACAGTAAGAGCGGATAGGTTGGTTGCATCCGAAACTGCGTCAAGTGCCGCACCATCTGCACCTGCTTCGTAAGCAAGGAGTTTCTTGTTGGTTCGGTCATAGTTGAATACATATCCACCGGGACTCTCGACGTGGACTGTCTCTATGTTGGAGACATATGCTGTTAGATCCAGAGCCTCACCTGCCGCAAGCCATGATGAATCAGGGGTTATCTTGAGAGCGACAGTAAGCCTGTTGCCCGTCACATTCGTTCGTCCAAGTTGCTCTACTGTGAGTGCCATATTGAAACAACCTTGGGGACAATCCTATTTAACATATATTTTTTTTAGAATTACTCGTGGAGGATGACTATTCGGGCTTTACTACCTGCTGAAGCGGTGAATACCTTGCTCGCAGAGAGGGATAAAGTGAATTTAACCCTGCCAACTACGCACCCATTCCATGATCCTACTACGCTTCCGGGGCTAGTCACAGTCAAGTGAACCCCTGCTGTGTCCGTGTTTGCTCCCTCTGCAATCTGGAAGTGTCCGACTAGGTTAGTAGCATTCCTGAAATCGAGGCTGGAAACAGTATTGCAGTATGGATACTCGGTTGCACCATCCATGGAGATAGCCATGGAACCTTGTGAATTGGTGCTTGCCGTGCAATCCATGTCAGTCATGTCTAGTATGATACGAGAGATCTTACCATTCATGTCGATAGTCCCACTTATGGAACCTGAACCGTCTGCGCTTATGTCCAAGACTCTGCGATTGACGCGAACGCGACTAGCATAGCGGCCTGAGCCATCATCAACTTCATCGGTCACTCAGATGCCCCCGTGACGTAAGCACGGGCAGCATCAGTCATAGACGCTTTGGTCGAACGGTTGTTGACTGTTATTCCCTTATCAGAACACCATGCCATCATTTGCGCCCGTGTTAGTTTCGTATCGAAGCCCGATGCTGCTAGGAGGATGTCCACATCGACTTCCTTGTCCGTCACAGGCGGTAGGGGTTCAGCCTCTACCTCTATCTTCTCCTCGACTACGGGTTCGGGCTTTGGTTCGGGTTCTGCCACGGGTTCCTCGACCACATCAAGCATCTTCTTCGCTTGAGCGGTTTCAGTACCTATGACTTCCCACGCGGTTGCACCGTTTGCTATCATCGGCATGATTGTGTTCTTTATCAGATCCTCTGGAACATCGTCACGCACCATGCCACGGGAGAATCCCATGACGTGGTGCTTGCTGATACGCAACTCCGTGTAGGGTCGCGCTCCTGCATATCGAAGGCTAAGAGCCACTTGGCTCACCTTCAACGGTATAGGAATGTCAGCCTAACCGTGTCGCCGTCCTGACCTGCTGATGCCGGGGTCAGTTTGAGCAAGGTGGTTGTTGACACATTCCCTGCAACTGTGAAGGCGTTTCCACCTGCGGTAGTTATGTTGTGCGCTGAGAGTAGTCCGATTAGTGCAGATCCATTGACAGCGTTAGTCGATAGAGCAACGTCGTATGCGAAAGCCGCATCTCCGTCAGTCACTACTACGTCCACAACTGCTAGACTGATCGTGCCTGTCACGCTGTTGCTTCCCATTGGGCTTTGTAGCCATGCTGTGTCATCCTCTCCGACTCCACCCCATAGGCGGCTGTCGAAGACTACTGTTCCGTTTCCTGTTAGATTCGTGTTTGCCATTTCATTTCACTTCCTTTTTTCTCCATCATTCTCCGAACACCTATGCGGCGATGTCCCTCACCTTTCCGTGCGCTCGGTAGAATAGTTGCCATAGGTCGCCCATCGTGTGGAACATACCCATCTGTCCTAGCCTGTTGATCCCGAATGGGTCGCCTGTCTCGATACCAGACTCGTGGTATAGGGTTGGCTTGGCTGTGCAGAAATACATATAGTCGCTGTCCATGAAATACATCCTTGACAGTTCGCCGGAATCCGCCGTCACGTCCTTGGATGGAATCAGAGGAACGCCGTTGTAGGTTGCCACGACGAATCCTGCTTCCATACCGGGAACACCCTTGACGCCGTTGACGCCGGGTACTACCCTCTTCATCTCCGTGAACCTCTGTTGAGGCTGGAGTAGTTGCTGAACCTTCTCCAGAGTGTCGTAGCCAGTTAGGATAACCTTTGGCTGTCCACCCTTCTCCCAGACGCTGCGGAACATTCCGTCAATCACGTTCAGGCTGAGAGCGCGGGCAGCACCTGCTGCTCCTGCGTCACAGTTAGCATCGTACCATTGCTGAGAACCTGCTCCGGCTCCGTTTCTGGTGATGTTGTATTGGTTGTGGTCTGCGATCGTGTCCACGAAGTCAGTTGCTGACTCGGTGAATGAAGACGACATACACCTGTCGAGGGACTCAAAGTCGTTCCCTGCTACGGTGTTCACGTCCTGAAGCAGCATCGTGTTGATGTGTTCTGCGTGGTGCTTTGCCATCTCCATCTTCATGACGGCCCTTGCGTCACCCAATCCGTCGTCCTTGTCAGCGAGGAACATTGCTGTCTCGCTTAGGTCGAAGGTGTGAGCCACGGTCTTGGGCTTGGTGCTGACCTCTGCGAAGGTCGGCTTGGTGGTTTCTGGCAGAGTCCCGTTCTCAGGTAGTCCGCCACCCTTGGTGCTGTCAGGCTTGGCGGTCACGACTCTCCATCCACTCTTTTCCCAAGGCTTCTTGGGCAAGATGCTGAATGCGTTGAACTCTTGGTTCAACTGTGACCATACCTTGCGTCCAAAGATCGCTTGGTAAGTCCCGGTAGTGCTGCTCACTAGAGGCGAGTCAGCCTTCAGTAGGTCTGTTCCAGAGTAGGCCCATGCGTTTGCACCTGCACCCGCACCGTAGTATAGCCTCTCCATGTCTTCAATCGTTCGTATGTATCCTCTTGATCCACTCATATTTTTCACTTCCTATTTTCTCCGTGTCATCCCAGAAACGATTACTCGCCTCGCAATGCCCTCCTTGCTAGATCCTCGGTGGCCTTCCATCCATCTAGGTCGCTGCCCATAGTGGCAAACTCCTCGTGGGTGGGGATGCGAATGTCAGTCGTTGCTGCTGCGGACTTCTTGATTTCCTCTGCGCCGGAAGCCTTCAGATTCTGAATCTCTGCCTTGAGGGTCGAGATCTGTCCTCCGAAGTCGTTAGCCTTCTGAACCTCAAGCGCACGGGCTGTCTCAGCGTCGTAGCGAGTCTCCCAATCCTGCTTGACTAGGGTCTTGAGTGCCTCTTCGTCGCGTAGGGATGCGTATGCCGAGTATCCTCTCTCAAGGTCATTGGCAGTAATGTCGCTTGCCTTGATGACGTTCTTGCCCCCGGAAGGAGCGTTGTAGGCCATGTTCTTCACACCGGGCTGCTTGATGACGTACTTGTTGCCACCGGGAGCGGATAGCGAAGGGTAGGTCACTTCAGTAGCGTCCTCTCCTGCACCAATCTCGTCACCCATGCCCCTGTGAGAGTAGCCGCCAGAGCCGTCAACGCCGACCATGTAAGCCTTCTCTAGGCCAAAGTGTTCTCTGAGTCCGTCTAGGTTCACGCCTTTCTCATGCGCGAACTTCTCAAGAGTGTCGATGTATTGAAGGGCATCTTGTGTGGATTTCTCCATTACCTCTTCTTTTTCTTCCGACTTCTCCTCGGACTTCTCTTCGTTCTTGTCGAGTTTGCTGAGTATTCCACTCAGGCTATCTCGTATTTCTCCTAATGCTTCACTATCAGTCATTTTATTCACTTCCTTTTCATTATCCATTTTGAGGATTGTATATCTGGCCTCTGGGTTGATGCCCTTCTTACAAAGGGTTATCTCATGCAACTCAAGGTCAGTAATCTCGCGGTGGTTCCCATGCTCTGGGGTGTGCTTGCTCACTCGGAACAACGCCTGTCCACCTATTGAAAAGGCACGGAGATCTCCATCTCGCACCTGCTTCTGCACTTCTCGTGCCTTCTGAATGTCGTTGCGTATCCTGCAAACGACGAATAGGCCGTGGTCGTCAACCTCTGACTTCCATACGCGCCCTTGTGAATCTGTAAAGGATGGGACTACTTCTCCGACTTGAATCCCGCTATGTGCCAACTGGACGTTCCTGAAGGCTGCGTTCTCCATGAAACTGCCGAAAGCCTTCTTGAGTGCCTCGGCGGGGATTCTATCTCCCTGCTTGTCAACCATGTCCACGCTTGCATATCCGGCAACAAACAGATCGTTGCCGATGTCCTGCTTGAGGATGAAGTCTGCTCCGAAAGCAGACCATCCTACTGAGGGTTCGTGCATCTCTGCGGTTGCCATTAATTCGACCAATCTCGGACAATCGTATATGAAAGACAGTATGACAGGACTGTCAAGACTCACACGGCCTTATCAGAACGACTGGCTGGCAATACGTCGTTTTCTTCCTCTTCGTGATTTTTTTCTTTGAGTGGGAAACGAACTACTGCCTTGTCCTCTTGAACATCTAAAACCGCCTCACCGTCCTCGGTAGTCACGACCATGTGTATGGGTCTGAAGATAGTAGTGGGATCGACCTCCATCTGATCCTGCTTCGGATCGCCAAATGTGGTGTTCTCCTCATCGGTGATCTCAGTCGGGCCTGTGGGTGCGGTGATGTCTGCTTGCATACCTGACCATGCGCCACCATCTGATGATGCTCTGTTCATACGGGGGAATGCGAATTTCTCGGCTATGTCATCGTCAATTGCCTCATTGACAGTCCATCTATTGTCCTCGGTGCGTTCCAAGCCATACTCTCCAGAGTAATTTTCAAGGATTTTCTCGGTCAAGCCATCCACATGGGCTAGTATCTCCTTAGTGGATAATGCCTTGTCATCGCTAGTTATCGCCTTACGCGCATGACGCATGATGTCGGATATGCTTTTCTCATCCTCAAATTCTGATTCGGTGATGACTTCCGGGGCCTTGTCTATCGACTTGCGGAAAAATGGTTTAACGCTGAATGAGGGAATGTGTCGGAGAGTCTCATCATCCGGGTCAATGTGGAATGCCGCTACGGGACTCCATAGGTCGAATTGCATCTGTGCGTTCTTGACTAGATAATCCGGCCCATCGTATGAATCGACGTATCTCCCACCATCATCAACCTCTGTCTTCACTATTATGGGTCTGTGGATCGAAGGGTATTCCAGTATGATTTCTGTTCCTTTCACGCTAATCTCAGGCAATGGTGGGAGGATTGCTGCTTTGCTGATGTCCGTCTGAGCATAGAGAACCCACTTCGGATGGACATCTCGACCCTTGATGAAGGTGGATGTCGCATCCCTGATGAGTAAATCCTCCCTATCGAGATTGGCTATCGCCTTCGTGAGTCCCTCTTCATCAGTATTCACGCATGAATTGGGAGATGGATAGTGGACGTTCTCAGTCGTAGTGTATAGCGTCTTCAGGATGTTTATCCTATCCTCAAGTGGTTCCATGTGCAAGTCATCACCCTTGTGGAGGAGCAAATCAACAACAGTCAAGAGGTCGCCCTTCACGAAGCCGTCGAGGACAACATCCCCTTCGATGGTGTCTTTCAGGGATTTCTTCACTTTGCTGGGCAGACTCATGGGTTCGACACTCTTGCCGACCTTCTTCACTAGGACATGATCTCCCTTCGGCTTCTTCTGGACAACCCAATCGCCGCTAAAGCCTTTGAGAGTATCCATGTCGTCTAAGTCCCTAACTACATGAGCAGGTTCTATGGTGCTGTTGAATACCCCGGTTGGTTCGTAGTCATCATCTGATTTAGTCAAGTCATAATTAATTGTCGGATAACCATATGTCGAATCATTGGATGCGAATATACCTGCGGAAGAATTTGAAGGCATGACCTTCTTATTCCTCCATGATGGTTCGACCGCCGATACTAATCCCTCATGAGCAGTTCTTTGCATGGTTTTGAATGGTGTGTCCTTGACATCGAAAACGACCTTGCCAGCATTATTATCCCATTTCCATCCGAGGGTAGCATCTCCCTCGTGACCCCATGCATCGGTATTTCCGCTATTGTGAGATGGTGCGATCACGGATTCAGACATTGGATTGACCGGGCCGAAGGAGCCTCTCTTCATCGACTTCATGCCACTTGAGTAGTCTGGTATGGAATAACTATGGGAATGGGGGTTGCCTCGCA